CCGTACTGGGGTCCGAGAAGAACGCAGCGAGACCGGCCTTGCCGAAAACGCCAGCCGCGATGGCCGCAACAGAGAGAACCGCCGTGACGGTACCCTTGGTGACGTACTTGGAGATGAAGTCGTTCATTGAATTAAACCTTAGTAGACCGCAGGGGTGCGGCAGTTTTCAGTGGAGAAGTGAGGGATAAGCCGAAGGCCTTCACGCCAGAGACGCGGCGGGTCCAGCCCTTGCCAAACACAGGGAATGTCTTGAGGGATTTCAGGAAGGCTAGGCGGCTATCGCAGATGTGAGCTACCTGGGCAGCGGGGTCATGGGGATAAGCCGCCTGTGCAGCCCTGAGAGCCCTGAGAGCCCTACCGAGACCTGAGTTGACGGCGTAGTCAAACGTGACGGCTCCCACGCCAGGAGGGAGCTTGTCGCCCACGATGTTATCCCAGTAGTTCGTCCGGTAGATATGCTCCACCATGGCCGGGGGGATGATCAGGAGGTCATGCTTCGTGGCGTTCGCCTTGAAGAGACGGTAGGTGGTTAGGGTGATGCCGTGCATCGTGGCACCACCAGGGTCTTTTGGATTGTCCGACCAGCCACCCTCGTAGGTGAGGGTCTTTTTGAGTGCAGGCTTGAAGAGATTAGTCATCTGTTAGTTGCCGGCGCAGGAATATTGGAAGATCACGCTCGCCGTTCCCGTGCCGAGCGTCACGGTGAAGGCGGAAGCTGATTGCGCCGAGATGTAATAGGTCCCGGTGTAGGCGCTCGCGGGCGTGACGGTGCAGAATGCGTTGCTCGGATAGGCCGTCGCGAAGGTGACGGTGCAGGCGGCGGTCGCGCCGGTGCCGAGCGTGAAGCGGCCAGAGGCGCTGTTCGATGCGCCGGATGCGCCAGGCGGCGACGTGCCGCAGGACGAGATGGTCGGAGGGTTGGCCGTGGTGATTGTGTTGGTGACATAGGCGGTCGTGACCGGCGTCGCGCTCGCCCCAACGCTTACGGCGTATAGGGCCTTCACTCTGTTCGACGCGCCGCCGACGTTGCGGCTGTTGTCTGTGTTGGGCTGGAAATCGCCGCTCGCGCCGCCTGCGACAAGCCAGTCGTTGGCCCCATTGCGCCCCAATGCAACCGACGATCCGCTGCCTGAGTAGAGGTTCAGGTTGCCGCTCGACGGTTGCACCGTAGAGGCGGCCAGCGTCGTAATATAGCCGTTAGTAATTGGCGTGCCGCTCGCGCCGAGATTGACGAAATACCCGGTCGCGACACGGTTTGCAGCCAAGCCTAGATTATAGGCGTTGTCCGTGTTGGGGGCGAGGCCACCCGACGAGCCGGTGGTGATGCCCCATTGCGTCGCGCCGTTATAGCCTAGATAGAGCGAGGAAGCGGCTGGCGCGAACACGTTGATGCTGCCAGGGCCTGAATAGCCGCTGGCCACCTTTACGGTTCCGTTGTCGGTGACGCTGAAGGCCGATCCACTCGGCGTCGTGTAGGTGAGCGTGCCAGAAGTTTGGCTAAGGTATCGTGTGAAAGCTCCAGTTGACGAATTGGTGTCGAACGCGATGCTCTGGCTCGCCCCCAGCGCAAGGGCCGGTCCGGAGAACGTGCCGCCGCTGAAATCTTCGCCAATCCCGATGTTCGCGCCACTGTAATCAACAGCCCGGTCAATCGTGCCGCCTGTCCCCTTGGTCCCGAACAAGATGCCGCGCCCCACATGCCCGGTCGCTGCTTCCAGTTGGAGGATGACGCGCTGACGATTGGCGTCCGTGGTGTTGCTGCTGTTTTGTACGTCGATTTCAGTGCCGATGCAGGACGTGACCGGGTCAATGGCCCCCGTCTCGTCGGTGCAATTGAAGTTGCCACCGAACGAATTGCCAACATCCACGTCCATGACAGAGCCTGCCGTCGTCATGGCACCCGTCGCCGTGCTCGCGAAGGTCACGGAGCCGGCAGAGGAGGCCGTTACCTTCCAATGGCCATTATAGGCGCTCGGTGTCCAGTTCTGGACCCATACAGTATGCCCAACGGGAATCGTTTGCCCATAGGGAGCGAGAGTGTCGGAGCCAGTAAATGTGATCGTCGCGCTTGTCCCGGTGCCTGACGACGATGCACCTGTGTACAAATAATGCCACGGTTTTTTGACGATGATGCCCGCCGTGGCCGTGCTGTCAGCCGCGACGCCTGCATAGAGGGAATTGTCGTACCAGTCCTGTAGGCCCGCCATGCTGGCACCGCCTCGACTCGGTTGGGTGTGGACATAGAGGCTTGTGTAAGGCGTCGACCCAAACCAATTAGCACCTGGAGGCGTGACAAGCGAGGTATCGTCTTCGATCCAAAGGGCCGGGGTATTCACCCAACTCGCGGGCTTGCGGTAAAGATACCAGCCCACGTTCGGCTGGTCCAACCCAGGAACGCCGCTGCTCTGCACCGAAGCGGAAAGTCCCGGCAGCCTGGTCGAGAGATTGGCCGCCGCCGCGCCACTCGCCAGCATCGAGGCCGTGACCGAGGCGTTCGGCAGTGCCAGCGTTTGAGTTACCGCAAGATTCTTGAAGGTAGTCGTCTGGGCAAAAGACAGGGAAGAACTAAGTAGGAGAGCAACAGCAGCTACGTATTTTAACACAGGCTATCCTTGGGAAATTGAGAAAGACTCTCCGTTCCACCATGGTAGACCGGAAGCGTGAGGATCAGTCGTGGGGAGAGTCGCTATGAATGTGAGCATTGACGTGGTGATGCTAGATGGAATACTCGCCACGGCGGCAGCGGCGGCTGTAGCACTGGCAGAAGCATTAGCTGCGTCTGCCAGACCTTGAGCCAGGATAGCGTTGGCTGTCAGTAGGGCCGAAGGTGTGGGATTGGTCTCTTGGTAGAACGAGGAGCTAGAGCCCATGATTAATTACCATCCTGATGTGTAATACTGCGTGTTCGTATCGTATGCGGGCATAATAGATGCGTTGACCAGTTCATCTTGGAGAGCCATCTGTTGGAGATCATCCTCAATCTGAAGGTATGTCTGCTCGAACAGCTGTTTGCGGTCGTCCATGAAGTAGTCGGCGGCCCGAGTCAGAGCGCCATAGAGAAGCAAATCGGGGGAAGCGTCAGTGATCCAATTGTGATCAGTGTCCCCTGAGAGGGCTCCGGCGTCCGCATAGTAGTTGATGTAAAGCGTGGTGCCTCCATTAGGCACAGGTCCCACAACGAAATTCCCTCCAGCACGGTAGTAAACCTTCGCGATACCCGTCTTGTGGGACGCGAGGATAGCCGACTGGAGATCGACCTTGACGAGTTTATCCTGGTTCACCGCGTCATCCGTGAAGATCGAAATGACCTCCAGCATATCACCAGGAACCGGAACACTCGCTGTGCCATCCATCGTGATAGCAACGGTCTTCTCCATCGCAGGAACTCGGAGGTTCCGCTGGATGCGCTGAATGGCCATCTGGATGAAGAGAGTAAGCTGGGAAAACGTAACGTCTCTTCGGTTCAGAATCGACGTGATATTGGATTGGATTTCTGCGTAGTTCATGTCGATCCTAAAAGCAGACCGCAGAGCAGACCGCAGGGTTGCGGCTGAGGGATGCGGCAGGAGTCCCCCGAGAATTACCTCGAGGGTCTTGTGGTTATATCATCACTGGTTCTTGCGGACCCACGCATCACCAAACTTAAGCGTTGCTGTCCATGTACCCCCACCGTAGACATAGACATAGAAGTTGTAGCTGGTAGCTGTGGTCTGCGTGGTGATTGGAGGGGTCTCACAGGAGATGCGGTACGAGCCAGCAGCAGTCAGTCCGAAGTCAGGGATAGCCTTAGCTTCCTGCATCTTAGCTAGCTGCGCGCTGGTGAGCAGAGGGTAGGCCTGTGCGTAGTTGCCACCAAACAACCCAAGACCGCCCTGATAGCTGCCCGCAGAGGGGGTCTCAAAGGCCTCGCAGCCAATGTACTCCACTGCGCCGGTAACGTTGCTCACGTCAATATCAATACCAAGGGCAGCTGTGTCTGTACCAAGGGTGAAGTTATTCTTGGAGAATGATCCAATCAGCCGGATGCGGTCAGTCGCTCCACCACCACTGTCAGAGATCGTCAGGGTCTGTCGCTGACCAGATAGCCCATCAGTTCGGGTAGTCTCCAGACCAGCCGTACAGGTGAGCGTTCCGGTTCCAGACCAGTCCTGAGTCCAGCTGGTAGCCATCGTACCTGTACAGGTGCCGAGGGTTCCGCCAGTTCCTAGGAAGAGACCAGTAGTACCCACCATGTTACCACCAGGAGAGTTGGTGGCGTCATAGAGATCATTCTGCGAGTTCGGTACGTAGCGTCCCTGACCAGCCCAATGTTTGATCTTGGCGTAGATCATCATGGCGCGAATCTGAGCACCCGACGGACTAGAGTGTACACCATCATTCACCATGGTCGCTAGGGGACTGAAGGTGGCGCTGGTAGCGTCCTGCCAGTATTTCGAAGAGTCCACACAGACGAGCGTGGGGGACTTCGTGGTAGCAGCCGCCCTACAGAGACCCTGTTCGAAAGCGTTGATGTCGAGCCGCTGCTTGTCCATCGTGGCTGACCAGCCCGAGGTTCCAGACGTGACGGGGGTAATCGCTTCGAGCACGACCCTCTTGTTACAGGCCTGGAGCATCGAGACGATGGTCGCAATATTCGCCTTGGTGGTCGCAGGGGCCACGCTGTTGAGCAGATCGTTCACACCAAATGAGCCGACGACGATATTGGCCGTCGACGCGCACACGTCAGGAACGCGATAGATCATCAGAGAGGTACGGTCACCCGCAACACCGAAGGAGCCTGTGCCTGTCAACACATAGGCAAATACCGGCTGAGTAGTACAGGAGCCTCCTGATACCGTATAGGTGGGGGGAGTGGCATAACCAGACCCAGCATTTGCGAGCGTGATATTCTGCCAGACCTGAGCGTGTCCACTGGCATCGAACGTGACATTGAAGGTGCCAGCCGTATTAGCAGGGGTGCCAGTAGGAGCGGACGGCTGGAAAGTCAGGGTTGAAGACGCCGTGCATGAGCCCTGGGTCGTAACAATGAGACGTCCGAGACCATTTACAGAACCAGGGTAGGCATTGTTCTTATAGTCGACAATGAATCCACCGTCAGAGTAGGCGCGGAGCCACCCCAGCACTGAATTTGCCTGAGAACCAAGCGCGCATTGGGGGGCGCTGGCGAAGCCATAGGGGGCGGAACACGGAACATTGACGTTACCCTGTTGAGCCGTAGAGTCCCCAAAATGAGTAACTACAATGGGGGTAACAGGAGGGATGGTGACATAAGTCGGAGGGATGGCAGGAGCGGCGGCGAAGGCCTGCGACGTGATGAATAGCGCCGCCAGGAATACCGAAAGAATCTTCTTCATGATCAGTTCCCCGTGAAGGCCACGGAGTCAGTCGTGTTGGTTCCTATGATCCAAATGTCTGACAGGTCCTGCGTGGTGTATGAAATGGACTGGCCGGGAACGAGAGGATATCCCGTGGACGTAGTCACGTCGAAGTCTCCCACATACACAGCTGCAGTATTCGTAGGGAGCGCCGTAATGACAATACCTGGGAAGAGTTTACGAGACGGAAGCTGCGCGGCACTCGCCGTGGTATTCTGTCGATTAGCCATAATGCCCATTAGAGGGACCTCTGGGTTGTAATGAATGCGCCGAGGTCTTCATTCCTCAGTCGAGCGACAATCGCTTTGGCAGGCTCGTTGTAGATATCGAATCCTTCGCGGAGCCACTTCTCAACAACAGCGGTCGGAATGCTGGCAAACTGGTGGAACTCTCCCATCGGACGTCCAACAGACGCGAGGCGGTTCTCAGCGCATTCATCGAGGAACTCGGTGGTGATTTCCTGGGTGCGCTTGATGACAGGGCCACCGTCAATATCAAGAATATTATATTTCGGATTGATAAGTTGGTAAGACATGGTGTCCGATATTTGTATGCGGGAAGGGGACACAGAGATTTCTCCCTATGTCCCCTCAACTAGTTACGCAGACTTGCGAACGATGGCCGAAGCGAACTGGTTCTTGTGCTTCAGCGAGAACTCACCAACGATGAGCATCTTGTGAGCGTCGCCGGTCTTCGCGAGGGTCTCGCGGGTCCACGCACGAAGCACCTGACGCTTCCACATCGACGGATCGAAGATGAGATGGTCCGTGGCAGGCTGGAAGCGGTTCAGAACGATCTTCACCTCACCGAAGGGCGAGACATAGAGGTTCACGACGTTGATAAGCTTCGTGGAGCCCGTGCCGTCCTCGATGGTGCGGTAACGACCGGCAGCCGAGGCATAGCCCGCGACGTTGATCGATTCAGCCGGAGGAATCGAGGTGATGGTCGGGGACGCGCCGTTCGTGTACAGCTGCTGGAGAGCCGACAGGAACTTCGCTTCGGTCATGGCGGTACCCGCGCCACCCGTCACGAACAGGCCCGAGGCGTCGATCTGCGCGCCAAACGCGGCGAACTTCGAAGCGACGGACGAGTTGTTGCCAACCACGGCGGCCTGGGCAGACGTCGAGATGGCCTCGAGGTCACGCTTCAGTTCAGCCGAGTACTTACCCAGCTGGTAGGCGGTTTCCTTGGCGCGGCCGTAGCGATTGACCGCATCCGTGGTCTCAGCGACCTTGAGGGTCTTCGTGAGAATCTGCGTGTAGTTCTGACGCATGACGGTCGGGACCGGAGCGGTTTCCGTCGCGTCGGCACCCTGGATGGCAGCGTTCGAGAGGTTTACAGCAGCGAGAGCGTCTTCTTGCCACTGAAACAGGGTATTCGTGATCTTCTCTTCGCCAATCGCGGAAGTGAAGGGGGTCTGCGTCGGGGAGATGTTGGAGATGACATTCGAGATGTCTTCTTTCTTACCAACAACGTCATAGGCAGTATAAGCGGCCATAGTATCTAAATTCTCTTGTTAGAAAGCGATAAGAGATGAGGCCTTAGGCCTGCATCATAGCGAGGAACGCGTCGGCTGCGTCGTCTTGCGAGCCGGTACGCTTAAGTTTAGCCAGGGCAGACTCTACGGGCTTACCCTTAGTCTTGTTCAGGACGTTGTCCGGGGTACTCTTGATGATCTTGCTCGGCGTATGTGCGACCTTCTTGGTGGTCACCAACGCCTTCTCACCCTTGTCGAACAGCATTGCCTTGTGAAGCATCTTGATCGCAACGGGGTCCACAAGTTCATTCACCACGTCCTTAGCCAAGCCAGCCTTGAGGGCATACTGGCGGATGTCGTTGTATTTCTCTTCGTTCCATCCCTTGATGCCGGTGTCCTCATTGCTGAGAACCTTCCAGGATTCTTGGGCCTGCTGGACGAGCGTGTTGTGGCGAGCGTGTTGCTGCTTCTGAACGACGTCGTTAAGCTGAGACTGAAGGAAATTCACATCCTCGTAAGCCGCCTGGGCTTGCGTCCTGAGGGACTGGAGGTCTTGCGCGGAGATATCCGGGTCTTTGGAAAGCACAAGGAAGTCGATGTTGGCGTAGGGCTTGAAACGCTCGACCGCGCGCTGGAGCATTGTGTCCAACCCGGCAGTATAACGCTGGCTGTCCGCTTCGACAGTCTTCTTGAGTTCCGCAGTTTCCTGGCTCTTGCGAGTTAAAGCGGCCTCTTGACCATAAAGACGAGTGAGGTCCTTGACGGGAATCTCAATCTCTTTACCGTCAACCTTGTGTTTGATGACCGCGTCGGCATCCGGCTCGAGAACAACACGCTTGCCAGCGGGTTCTTCCTCGGTCTCGTCAGCTTCCGTCTCGTCATCTTCACTCGGTTCGCCTTCGGAATCGTCCTCAGTTTCCTCTGGAGTTTCCTCGGAGGTCTCTTCGATTTCTTCGTTGGCTTTGGGTGCTTTAGGGGTATTCTTTTTGGGTTCCTCGTCGCCTTCGGGTAGATTTTCATCGCCCGCGTAGTGACGCAGAAATGCGGCCTCGGCGTCTTCACCGGGTTCCGCAGTAATAGCATCGATCTGAGCGGCGTCCTGTTGGATAGCTGCATTAGCCATTAGTCGGCATCACTTTCTGAGTCTGTGGTTTTGATTCGGTCTGCCGTCTCGCGGTAAGTCACAAGATGGGCAATAATGGAGTTAAGCGCGCGATGCTCGTAGTAGAGTGCGGTTCGCTGCTTATGGTCGTCTGGTTCGGTGTTCCCAATGCATTCGAGGAAGAAGCCCTTAAGCTCCTCCACGAATGACATCAGGTCTTCATTATTGAGAATAGCCAAAGCCTTCTCACCACGAACCACAAGTTCTTCTTGGGTTATCAATGGCTGGTGTTCCAGGTGTTTCCAAACAGGTGATCGAGGATGCCAGCGAGACCGCTACCGGCCTGGGTGATCGCAGGGGCGATGCCCTGGGTCACACCAATGCCGAGGTCACGGAGCTTCCCGATGGGAGCGTCCTTGCTGGTCAGCCTATCGAAGAAGTTCTGGAAGCCGTTGCCCTGCCCGTTGAGACCCACATTGGCCTGCATGTTACTCTGAGGGACTCCCAGATCGGTAGGACGAGGAGGTGGCATAGGAGGGCTAGACGGGCCGCCTATCGAGCCAGTGGCCATCTGTGCGTCCTGGAGGGCCTGTAGGTTAGCAGGACGCTGAGGAGGCTGAGGGATAGCTCCAAAGCCATTCCCATTTGCCTGACTGAGCCTCATGTAGTCGTGAGGCAGCGACAGGTTCTGGGATAGATCACCTAGTCCACCAGGGGCCTGAACCCCCGGCTTGAACTGTTGGTTTGTATCCAGGACGCCGTAAGGACTCACGCCGTAACGCTTAGGAATGTCCGCGAGGTGCCTGATGAGGTAGGGTACATTGTCGGTCACTGTAATTACCTCGGGTTCACGATAGCGGATTCCTTATCAATAGGCGTCTTCTCCACCAGAGATATCTCGCGCTGGGCGACATCAATCTTGCTGGCGGTCTCAGATTCCTTGCGATCTTCTTCGCGCTGTCTCATTTGGTTGTCGAAGTCACGCTGGAGTTGGGCCATATGCTCTCGCATCGACTCAATCGTCCCGTGCATGTCGATCTTGTGCTGAGCCGCCTTCGCTTGCATCTCCAGGGCAGCTACCTTGCGCTCCTCGAGTTCGACCTTCTTCATTTGCATCGGGTCTGGCTGCGGAGGCTTGATCTTATCAGGAGGCGTCATGTAGTCGAGGAAGTTCAGGTGACCCTTCAGTTCGAAGACATCCTTCGCCAACTTGAAGCGTCCAGGAAGCTGGAAGCACGAGTTAAGCTGGGGGTCCTGAGCGATCTGGGTTCCCAACTGGGCCAAAGCCTCGGCCTCGCGGTCAAACTCACCGTAGCCAAGATGGAGGCTCACTGAGGCAGAGCGGCGCTCCGTCCAGCGGGTGACATCCACTTCCTGCCACTGACCGGCAACCTCGATGATCTTCTCGCGCTTCTCATTTGCCAGCACCAAGTTGTAGACCTTGATGTAAAGCGGAATGAGGAAACCCTGAGCGAAGTTACGCGCAATGATCTTCTGGCGGGTCTGGCTGAGAGACACGAGGCTCTCGACCATGGCCCCAGAGTTCTGCTTCGAGATGGCGTCCTTGTTCAGGCCCTGAGACAGGCTGGAGATACCCGTGGTCTCTTCGTTCTGTGACTTGAGGAGTTCAAGCGTCTGGAAGACGAACGGATTGAGGTTCGCCTGCTGCAAGGGCTGAATGGCGTCAGGACGGGTCACGTTGATGACACCACCGAGGCGGTTATCTAGCAGTTCCTTCGGGTTAGTCACACCGCCCTTGAGGACTTGAAGCCTCGGGTTGGACGTGATCGAGGCGTGGTCCACGATGGCTCGCGTCAGGACAGTCCGAATGTTCTGCACCGGAATGACGCGCTGAGCGAAGTTGTTGCCGTAGAAACTGTGAGGAATCGGCAGAGGAACGAAGACCACAAACGGGAGGTCATCAACCTCTTCGATTTCCAGTGTCACCGAGCCAACGCGAACAACCTTGTAGAGCTTCGCGTGCTCGTCGCCGTCGCGCAGAACCTTGATGTAGGACTCATTGACCAGCACGTGGCGCAAATCGTCCTGAGTGTCCGTGGCGCGCTGGGCGACACCGGAGTCAATCGCCTGGAAGCGAGCGAGAACCTCTGGGTTCGAATTGAGGGTGTTGTCGTCTTCCGCGTTCCACTCCAGGAGCTTCTTGCGGGAGTATCCCTGTCGCACCAACTCATCGACCGTCTTGATAGACCTCTGGACACAGAAGTATTTGTCGTTAAGGGCCTTAGCCTGAGGCTCGACGGAGAACTCTTCCGGGTTGATGACCTCAAAGCGGACCTGAGACTTGTCGATCTTCTTAGTGGCCTTGCCCTTGAAGTTACCAGAGCCGGGTTCACCCTGCTCCTCGGCGTCTAGCGCGTGGACGTCAGGATGATCAGCCAGGGCATGGACAGTCTCTTCGTCAAGCCCTTCGAACTCATGCTCTTCGTATTCTTCGCATTTGTCCCAATAGACCTTCGCGATACCTACTCGAGCCGTGAGGCCATCATGGATGACGTCATTGAACATGCGGAAGCCGTCGTTCTGGCGGTAAACCACGTAGTCCGTGTAGGTGGTCGCGTTGGCAGCGTCGATGACGTCAGAGGCGGTCTGAGGGTCGAAGCGGACGATACGCTGTCCAGCAGCGAAGGTCTCGAGGAGCTGAGCCTTCATGGACTCGACGCTGTCGTAGACTTCATTGCTGATGAACGAGGAGGAGCCAGGAGATTGGCGCTTTGGCAGCTCGCCGTTGAAGTATCTAGTTACAGACTCCCTCTCTAGGCTCAGTTTCGAGTTGAACCACCCGATGGCTTCCTGCACCTTCTGGTCAACCAGAGTGCCAATCTCCTCGTCATCGAGGGTAGTCTTATCCATTTGTTGTCCTAAATTGCCTCGACGTAGTAATCGTCTGTCACATGGATCGGAATGAACTTGCCGTCATGGATGTGGTTCGCCAGGGCGAGAGACATGATACAATCGTCGTGGTTCCCCACTTCGGCAGTCATTCGGCCACCTTCAGTAACAACGAAGGCGAGCATCTCTTTTAGGGTCACATCATGATTGATCTCGATTTCCTCCTCACGCATAGCGGCGCGAAGACGGTCGATGATCATGGGCTTGGTCTTGGAATTGGTGTTGAAACCAATGATGAAGCTGTCTTTGTCGTTAAGCTGCCCCTCGCCTACTTCCGTGTAGGTATTGGGATACGCTAGGTCTCGCCCCAGTCTTACTGCGGTAAGGAGACCGTGATTGTTATTCTCAACGCAGACACGAGCTTCATTATAGTAAGTTCCGATGGCGAAGAGAACATCAGCGAAATAGTCTGGATGTACATGGCCACGCCACACACCTACCAATCGTTTTTGGCTGTCAAGAACCTGGGCGACGCTGTAGTCTCCATTGCTGAGACCCATCGCCACGTCAGCCCCGATGTAGTAACGCTCCCCAGGGTCGAGTTCCCGATAGACGGATAGTTCGCCTCGAGGATGCTTCTCCATGGTCTTGCCGATGGCCTCCATGAGATATTCTGGAGACTTGGTCTTGGAGAGAAGCTTGTGAATCTGGTCTGGGTTAAACACAGGTCGACCAGACGCGATGAACGCCTCAGTGGCATTCGAGGGGTATTCCTGCCTGAACTTGTCGAGACCACTCTTGCTGATCTGGATACGCCGGAAGTTCAACTGATCGTTGTCCAAACCATAGAGAGCGACTTGATCTAGCTCATCGAGCGTCGGCTCGAAATGCTCAGGGGCTTTCACCCGGTATTCATCGGAGTCAAACCAGGGACTGAAGAACGGGATGAAGTCATTCTTGCCCTCCACAGCGGATTTCCAAAGATCATAGAACGGTCCAGACATGCCATTGGCAGTGGACTCGATGTAGACTTCAGTGTCGGGCTGGTCAGGGATTGACTGGAGAAGACCATTCAGGTTGTCAGCGGCAGTCGCTTTGGGCCAAAAGGCCATCTCTGATAGGTGAACATTCGTGAGGGTTTCGCCTCGGGCAACACCGTCACCGCCTGCGGTTGCAACGATGAGGAACGTGTCGAGCCCTGGAAAGGATAGTTCCCTGCGGGAGGAATACTTCGTGGCAGGCTTAACGGCTTCGGGACACATCTCATGGCTGCGTCTGTACATATCGAAGAGAGCACGTGTGGAGTCGGCAACGTGTGCAACTACGAGACCCTTCTTGGCTTTACGCTGGCTTAGCCTGTGATATAGCCTTCCGTGTACCCACGTACTAAACCCCTGCTGCCGAGCCTTTAGGATGATAATTCGGACACGGCCTGTCGTTTTGAACTGTGCCTCTACGGTCGCGTTTAATTTCTTCTGGGCCGCATTAAACAGGAGAGGTTTTACCTCCCCCGCTTTTGTTCTTACGTGAATACAGTTACGGGCATAAAATTCGTAATCGTCATACAGGCGACGCCTTACTGCCTTAGGATCAACAGCCATAGTGTCCCCTTGATTCCAAATATTTAGCCGCAGACCTTAGAACAACCGGATTATCCCCAAGAGAACCAATTCCCATGTTGCATTTTGGACATAGGACTCCACGAACCTCTCCAGTAGAATGGTTATGATCTACAGCAAAGGCCGTGTTTCGCCCCTTGAAGGATAGATCAAGTGGTTTGAAGCAAATAGCACAGGAACTGCCTTGATCTTCAACAATCTTATGAAAATCGTCGGGAGTAAGTCCGTATTGCTTTAGGTTTGATTTTCTCCGAATGCTCTTATATTTCTCAGGCTTAGCGGCGCGGTTGATAGCCCCGGCTGAACTAGAACATGGTTTGCAATAATGCTGAAGCCCATCAGTACTTTTCGTATTCTTTGAGAAAGTGGCTCTAGGTTTATCCTCACCGCACTTACTACATCGCTTCATTCAGAAATCTCAGCGAGCCACTTCTCAGCGGCATTCACAGTAACTTCGGACTTAGCCGTAGGCTTCGCCATGGTATACTCCAAGACAGTCCTGGCGGCGGCCAGCTTGGTCGGTTGGTTGATCGGTGCGCGCATCGTCACGAGGACAGCCGTGAGGGCCTCCTGTGCAGCGTCATGAATGTCAACGTCTTTGGAAATGTTTTCCATGTCTCGCTTGGCCCTCCTTTCGGCCTCTTCCCAGACTACTTTAGCGGCCTCTACGCCTAACTTCCGGCTTCCTGGGAGGTCTGGAAGTTTTGAATGTCTGTATATATTTGCATCCTCGATGGCTCTGCTGTCCTGCAAAGCTGCGAGGCCCACAATGTTACCTCGATCACCCTTGGGTTTCTTCACGACCGGAGGGGGCAACCTAAGCGCCCCCTCGTGATGCTCGATGAATCTGCCGTCACCTACGTTAATGACAGCCATGTGTCAGTCCTTATTGTTCTTTGAAGGTACCCTTGACTTTGGACAGGGCGTCCATAACTTTAGCTTGATGCGCCTCAGGAAGGCTGTTCACCACGTCTTCGATGTGGCTATACGCTTCGGACCACGTATTAGGCTGCTGGTTGAGCCACGTTAGGATGCCGTGAAGCTTCGGAAGTTCCTTAGGAGGAAGCAGTGATTTAGCTTCCTTCACGGCGATCTCTCGGCCTCGCATGTTGGTCTTGGTGGCTGCGATATACCTATCGTCGTTCTTGATGCCCTCCTTGGAGCGATAGACCGTCTGACTGCCCACAGTGATCTTGTGGTACTTGTCTTCGGGGTACGCTTCTTTGGGAGAGTCCTTGGGAGACTCAGAGGAGACCGTGGAGGCCTCTTGAGCCTTTTGAGCTACCTTGGGCGTCTGTTTGGCTACATTGCCGTTGACGGGCTGCTGTGGAGTCTCTGGGGCCGCTTTGGTTACCTTAGGGACCTGCATGGCTTTCTGAGCCTTAGCGAGCGCCTTGGCGTCTTCCTTGGCCTTCGAAGCAGCAGCCTTGTCAGCAGCCTTTTGGGCTCTCTCAGCGGCAACATACGCCTTCGCTTGAGACCTATCAGCAGCCGCAGCGTCCTTCTCGGCTTTCGTCGCGAAGTCGGTCTTCAGTTTAGCCACACGGATGGGGATCGCCGCATCG